ATTGTTTCTGTTGCTGTGGGCCCTCTAGTCCAGCGGCTTGCATTGTCTCTTTTTCTTTGGTAGTGAAACGTTTATTATCAGTCTTAGGAAGGATACCGTGAGATTTAGATGCTCCATATGAAGCATTTCCTAATTTCATAAGTAAGTTTTTATCTATATTAGGTCTTGATGTATTTTTTGATGCGTTGTATACAGCCTCAATTTCATCGATGATCGAATTAGATGTCATTGAAGTTTTCCTAAGAGGTACCCCAGTCATCCATTGACCATACCAATCTCTTAAAAAAGTTTTTAAAGTTCGTGGTCCTAATTCTTCTTCAGTAATAATAGATTCTAAGATATAATTCATATTTACTAACTTAACCCACTCATTCATATCTCCAGTAAATCCTGGATATGCTCTCTGAATTTCTTGTGTGGTTAAACCTTTATCTTTCATCTGTTGAAGGGTAAATTGTTGCCATTGTTTCTTACGTTTAAGTGGACTTTTAACATTATTAAATCCTTCAGTCTCTTTGCCGTAATCAGACTTATTAGGAATATACTCTCCATATTGCATATGGCCAGACATCTTAGGATTAAACATTCGCCTTGCTTTTTCTTGGAAGCCAGGCATTAAATAATTTTTGCCATCTTTATTTTTTCTTACATCGTTGTTTTCACCACTATCTGAGCCTTCTGCTCCTGTAGGTTCCATAATTAGACCTGATGCAATGGCTGATTCAATAGATAATAATGCAGAACTCATAAAGTTGTCAAGGAAAATTTGTTTTGCTAATTCGTCTACGTAAGTTCCTCTTGCTCCGCCTTTCATTCCAGGGCCTTTTCTTCCCAATTCAGTAAGACTTGTATTCTTTATTTCAACTGCTGTTACATCATCAAACTTCATGTCTGCTTACCCTTGATATTTTTTGATTGTCTTTGAGAAACGACTTTTATCTCGTCCTCTAATAGCACTTAGCAATTTTTTTTCTAATTGAACGGCCTGAGTACCATCATAATTGCGTTCTATAAATTCAATTAGATTAACAGCACTAGTAATGATATTATTGCCGCGTGATTCGACAATATGAGGAATATCTCGGTTAGTACCAAAATTTTCTAGTTCTTCTAGCAGGCTTTTTGTTTTCTTTTGCATAAGTGTAATTTCCTTAGTACTATTTAGTCTTGACCAATCAAAACGGATATTATTTGTCTTTCAATGTATTCAGTAATGACTTGAGTTTAGTACTTTGTACATCACCATTTACTTTCTTTTGCTGGGTATCAACTTGTTCATGTACTGCTTGATCAGTTGCTCCTACTTGTGATGTTGTTTTAAACTTATCCATGATTGATTGTGCAGACGGTTGTGCTGTATTCTGAGTTGGAGCACTAGTACCAGGGTCTGTAATACGCAATGTGTCAACATCGAATGCTAATTCAACTTTCTGTCCTACACCAGCACTTGATCTTGTCTTCATTAACTGAATCTGATACTGTCCACGTTCTCTCATACTGCGTGATGTAAAGATACCGAACACATTGTCTGCTGTGTTAATCTTACTGATACCACCTGAGATATGACTGTGATCAAATTCGATTTCTTCTACTGCACTTCTGTTTAACTGTGATGCAGTTACAAAAATTATATCTAATTCTTTTGCCAAGTTACGTAATTCTTCTGATACATATTTGTCTTTAACAAACAAGTCACTAGGACTTACTTTAGCACTTACAGGCATTAACAAATCCAAATAGTCAACACACATAAAGTCTAGTTTCTTTCCTGTTTGTATTTGTAGTTCTCTAGTAAATGCTCTAAGATCATTAACTGTAGACTGTGCCGGCATATACTTAATTTGAAAGTGTCCAGATGCTTTTTGTTTCATCTTTACTTTCATTTCAACATTGTCCAAGTCTCTGAACACTTCTTTTGTTTTAGTATCAGTCAACATTGAATCGACACGCATTGCTGATAGTTCTTCACTTAACTCTAGTGTGACGTACACACCTGATAAGCCTTGCTCTACCCAATTAACAGATAGATTTTGCATGAACAATGACTTACCTGAACCTGAACCCCCTGCAAAGATTTGTAGTTCACCTTTGTTGAATCCACCATAAAGTTTTTGATCTAAACAAGGCCAACCAGTAGATGCTTGACCGTTACTTGATTTCAAATGCATAAGACGAGCCCTAGGATCTTCAAAGTAATCGATACCTAAGTCTCTTTGTAATGATATCTGAACTGCATCTTTGATTAACTTTTCGACAGGGTCATAATCACCTTTCTCTAAAAGGTCTGCTGACTCCATGATTGCTCTTTCTAATTCTTGTCTACGAGTAAATGATTCAAACTCATTCATAAACCATTCATAATGACCTTCATCTAAATCAGCAACAGGCTCAATAGTTTCACCTGTTGTTGCTTTGATTTGTGTTGAGTCAGGCAATACTTTATAATTAGTAGAGTGTTCTCTCATAAACTCTGCAACAGGTCGTAGTCTTCTATCAAAGTTTTCAGAGTTAAAGATGTTAGTAACCCTAACAAACAACTCTGCGTTTGTTACCATCATTCGCAAGAACAATTCTTGTACGTCTGCGTTAAATTCTTTTAGCAATTTTATTCCTCATAACTTCCACCTTGATTTTACTGTTTGTAGCGGAGTCTAATATACTTAGTAGTGTATTCAAACGTCCGTATTTAATTACTGCATCATTTGCATCTTTAATATCTTCTGACCAGTTGGGTAATGATACATCATAACCTAGTTCTAATGCTCTTTCGCATATACCTAATCCTGTCTTGTCCTGATCAGGAATGACAATAACACGTTTGCCCAATTTGTTAATTACAGCAACTTGATTATCATTAATCGTATCATGTGTCAATGCTAATCCATTCATTGATATTGCATCAAAGATACCTTCAAACACTAAAACAACTTCCCAATCTTCTTTCTGTAAGTCTGTACCAAACACATAACCTTGTTGTTGATCATTAATAAACTTAGGATTTCTATCATCCATAAATCTAATTGTACTACCAACTACTTTGTTCTCATATGTGTAAGGTATAACAATGCCCTGTGCATTTCTGCCTTCTGCTTTAGGATTGACCATGAAAGGGTAGTCATTGTGTTGTAAGCCTCTTTTGTTTAAGTAATCGATATACACTTGATGCTCTTTGTTCGCAGTATAAATCAGTTCGCCTTCTGGCATCTGTTGTTCTTTGAATTTAGGTAATTTAATTTGTTTCTTTTTATGCAAGATAGAATCTAATAAGTCTTTGTGTTGAATAGAATGCAAAGACCACTTGTTAATATCTGTATCTGGCATGTTGCACCATGTTAAGAATGAACGAGTCTTTCTACTGATTGCTCTGCCTAGTTTAAAGCCGCATTTGAAGTTGCAATTAAAACAATGAAACTGCCAATCGTCTCCGTCTGCTTTGATTCCACCACGCATACGTTTGTCAGGGTTATGGCCATTATGAGAACAACAAGGAGCATTGAACGATGTCCAGCCACTTTGCGTCTGTTTCTTTTTGCCGGGTATAACCGTGAGTATGTCAAACATAATTGTTATTATACACGAAAGAGAGTGTTAAAACAAGTGCGATGGGTAAGTTATCTTGCCAAAATAGTGACTATGTTACCCACATTTGCTTCAAATTTAAGTTTAATGAATGGATGATATCCATTGACAGTGTATCCAATTGTTCCAGATTGACTGTTGCCATTTGCCGCATTACCATATCGAAATGAATTGATATCATAGAAATCTGAGTCAACTAATGTAGAACCTTGTATAGTTACATTGCCAACATAGTTTGCATAATCTAATGATGTAGTTAACACAGGATTGTCTTGCGTATTGATGATGCTTGAAAAATATGTAACTGCATCTGAATTTGCGTTAGCAGTATTAGAAGGAAACGGCTGATCACTAGGTATAGTAACTTGCTGTGAAGGCACAAAAGAAGGTAGAATAGAATCTAATATGTTCAAGTCTCCCCTCGCTCCTGCTTTAGAATCTACAAAGACTGGTAAGTTAAGATTACCACTTGGCCATTCTAATGAGTAATAGCATTTTTGTGATTCAATGTCTTCAATTTCAGCGGCTGTTGTATTAAGAACAAAGATACCATTGACATCTAGTACTGGAGTCAAGGCCTTTCGCAAAAGGATTTTGGTACCATCTGAATTAATAGCCCTAAAGGATATCTGTTGATTTGCTGTAGCAACAGATGATAAGTCTACAGGCTTCTGTTCCTGATTCAGAAACTGAAACTGCAATTGATTGTCCACGCCTTTATTTAACGTTAACGGTTTTGAATAAACTGGCATATATTTCCTCGGGCTTGTTCCGGACAAAACAACAACTGTTTGTCTGACTGTATATGTATATACTGATGTAGTGTACGACACAAATTCTAATCTCCTATAATATATATTTATCATTGAGTATCATAACCAAGAAATATAACCATTTTTCTGAGGCATATAAATACTTTACATATATGACAGACAACAAAAAACCAATAGACTTTTTCACAAAACTGACTGACTCACATCCGTTTATTTCAGTATTACAATATGCTGGCCAAGACTTTGTAGGTATTGTTCAAAACCGTGATGATTTAGTCACTACTATCTATGATTATGGTGCTATAGTTGATGCTGAAAAACGTCTAAAGTTCTTAGAGTTAGGTGATGTCTGGTGGTGGGAATCTAATCGTCAGATACCTATTCATTTGTTTTTAAAAGCAGAGTGGTCTTTGTTTAAACCTTTCTTAAGAACATTCAATAATAAATCTGTAACAATGTTGCATGGGCCCATTGTCAGTATGACTGACTTTCAAAAGAAAAGAGTCAAAAGAAAATCTATTACGCTGGTAAAGAGGACTTACTAAGTCTTTTAGCCATCTTAGCAATTTGACGTTTCTTTTTTGCTCTACGTTTCTTAGCCAATTCTAAACTTAATTCACTAGTTACACGTTCTTCAAACGTGACACCCAATAGATGATCATATTCATGTAAGAACACCCGTGCTTGAATGCCTTCCATATGTTTTTCTTTGACAACTTCCCCGTCAATCTGATGATATGATACTACACACTCAGTATGTCTTCGTACATGCAACCAAAGATCAGGGAAACTTAAGCACCCTTCTAAAAATAAATCTTGTTCTCCTCTGAGTTCATCGATTTTAGGATTGATAAAAGCCATTAACTTTTCATCAGTTCCCATAATGAATATATTTTTCATTACACCTAGTTGAGGTGCCGCTAAGCCGATGCCAGGATGATTAGGGTTAAACATAACCTTTGTCATTGCCTTGATTAGTTCAGTAGGATCACCGTCTAACTTAAAGTTCCAATCCTCGCATGGTTGTTTTAATTTAGGATCAGATTCTTTAAGTAGTGTTAAGTTAAGTTCTTCCATTATCTGTTGTGTCTTCCAAATTCATCGTAGAGTGCTTGACCAGTTAGATGTTCGCCGATTGATTCTACCTTACCTGTTTTAATATACTCTCTTTCAATAACACCGTCATTAAATTCTACATCACAGACCATTAAATCATCGCCTGTTCTGTTTGGGTTTGTTTCATACCAAAGTGATGTTAAAGAATGAGCATGTATTCCCTTAACACCTTTAGCCCATTTCTCGGCTTCTAGTATTACTCTTTGTCGTTCTACGACTTCGTTATGTTCTGACATTATTTTCCTCGATTAAATTCATATGTACTACAACTAATTGTGCATATGCCACAGCATGTGACTTTTTAAATGTATATCCTGTGTTGTTATCAATCCACACAGTATTACTTATGTCCTTATAAGTGTGTCCAATAAGATTTCTCTTTGCTGGACGAATGACTGCTAGAAACATTGCAAGTCTTGGAATACTATCAATCGGTTCAGGCATTTTTTGCATTACACCAAACTGTTTGTTTAGATGTATCAACTGTTCTACAAACTCTCTGTCTTTTAATCGTTCCCAGTTAGGCTCTGCCATTAGACTTATTAAATGTAACTCATCTTCTACTGCTTGATAGATATTTACATTAAGTAAATCTAACTTGAAGTAGCCTCGTTGATCTGCTTCTTTGTAATCTAAAGAACACATATCAGATACAGGATCATAAGGAACATCTGTTATGTACACACCAGTAGGATGTTTCTTCATTGGATCAACTTCACGCATAGCGGCAGGAACATGTTTAATTAACTTTAGTAACTTAGTTCTATCGCCGAAGTCGATATCAATGTCAGACTGAATACTCATTTAAGCCCTGCTTGTTTAAGTTTCTGATATGCACGTTGCACAACAATTGCTTGATGCTCTGCATCTTCTACAGCCTTGTGAGTAGTAACAAAGTTACCATCTTTTAATGAGACATTACAAAGATCAAAGATTGTTCTTGTGTCTCTTATAGTATAGAAGGGCCAGGGTATTGCACTGTCTAACTGCCTGAAAGCATTCTCTGCAACAACAATATCGAAACCAGCACCATTACTCCAAACTGCTCTGCGGTTCCAACAGAATTTGTACAGTTGATCCATAGCATCTTTAAACGGAATGCGGTCATTGTCTCCCATAGCCTCTTGTATTGCATCTTCACTTTGATCTCCCCACCACCGTAGTGTATCTGGATTAATATGTCTATCGAATT